GAAGCCATCAACGCTGGCCAAGTGCAGGCCCCCGCCTACTACAGCAACAAATACGCCTACAGCCGCGCCCGCTTCATCTTTGGCGGCCGTGGCTGGGTGGACCCGGTTAAAGAAGCCCAAGCCGCCCTTTTGCGCATTCAGGCGGGCCTGAGCACCATGGAAAAAGAATGCGCCGAACAAGGCGAAGACTACGAGGAAATCCTCGACCAGCAAGCCATTGAAATGGCCATGCGCCAAGAGCGCGGCCTGCCCGCCATCAATCCCCAGCTTGCCGCACTGCAACAGCAGCAACAGCAAGCCCCACAAGACAACCCAGACGCCATCGGCCCCGAAGCCGACAACCCGCCCGCCGACCCTGACAACCAGGACGACCAAAACGACCAGCCCGGCCAGCAGACCCGCCAACCAGAGACCGCCGCAGCATGAGCCTCTTGTCCAACTACCCCCACCTCGCCGCGCGCATCTTTAACGTGCCGCTGCTGGTCCACCCGCAAAAGCTCGACGCCATCATTGCCGGTTTGGGCCAGCGCCTGCTCGGTGGCCAACCGCTACAGCACCACGCCGCCAGCGCCGACAGCGCCGCCGCCCTGTTGCCACCCGAACTCTTCACCACCCGCAAAGGCCCGCGCACCGAACGCGGCTACCAGGTCATTGACGGGGTTGCTGTCCTCAACATCAGCGGCGCACTGGTCCACAAAACCCGCATGGAGGCCAACAGCAGCACCCTGCTGGGCTACAACTCCATTGCCGCCGACTTGCAAGACGCCATGGACCAGACCGACGTGCACGCCATCCTGCAAATCTGGGACAGCCCCGGCGGCGAAGCCCAGGGCGCATTCCAATACGCCGACACCGCCCGCAGCCTGCGCGGCAAAAAAACCTTCTATGCCCTCGCCGACGGCATGGCCGCAAGCGCCGGCTACCTGGGCGCATCCGCTGCCGACGAACTCGCCATCACCGACACCGGTTACGCTGGCTCCATCGGTGTGGTGATGCGCCACATCGACATGAGTGCCGCCCTGATGAGCGAGGGCTTGCGCGTCACCCACATCTATGCCGGATCCAAAAAGATTGATGGCAACAGCTTTGAGCCACTCAGCGCCGCCGTCAAAGCCGACTTTCAGGCCGAGATTGACAGCCTTTACAGCACCTTTATTGCAGCCGTCGGCCAAGCCCGCGCCGGACTCAGCCCCGAGGCCATCCGCGCCACCCAAGCCGCCACCTACCGAGGCCAGGCCGCCATCACCGCAGGCTTAGCCGACCGCCTGGCCACCGCCGACGCACTCATCACCGAACTGGCCGCGCAGCGCTCGCGGATTTTTGCCACCGGGCAGACCGCCCGCTTTTCAACCGCTGAACCAGGAGCCTCCATGAGCCAACAAACCAGCACCCCCGCAGGCGGTCACCCGGCCGCCATCCATCAGCCTGCCACCACATCACCCACCATGACCAAAACCTTTACCCAACCCGACCTTGACGCCGCCGTGTCCGCCGCCTGCGCCGCAACCGCCACCAACAGCACCATGGCCGAGCGCATCCGCATCAGCGCCATCATGGCCCTGCCCGGTGCTGCCGCCCAGCCAGCCTTGGCGCAATACCTGATCGACAGCAACGCCAGCGCCGACGCCGCCGCAGCCATCCTGGGCAAAGTCAGCACCGCGCCCGCCATGACCGCAGGCAACCCCTTCGCCGCCGCCATGACCGCCGCAGGCAACCCGCCTACCAGCGGACTCGAAAGCCCGGCAGGCGCCACCGCCGCCGACCCGCAGGCCCAAGCCGCATCCCTGGCCGCCAGCATCCTCAAAAACTTCTCGCTCGCCACCTGAACCGCATAGCCGCCCTTCACTTGCGCCAGCCCAAACCCACATCACCTGAAAGCCCCACACCATGCCCGCCAACTTTGCCACCGAAGGCACCTACACCCCCGACAACCTGTTCAACGGTAACGCCGACCTGCTGCTTGCCAAAAAAGTCATCATCATCAGCGGCCAAAACCTGACCCGTGGCGCCGTACTGGGCAAGATCACCACCGGCGGCAAATACAACCTCAGCCTCAGCACCGCCAGCGACGGCAGCCAAACCCCCGACGCCATCCTGGCCGAAACCGCCGACGCCAGCGGTGGCGACACATCCGCCCTGGCCTACACCCGTGGCGACTTTCTGACCAACGCCCTCACCCTGGGTGCCAGCCACACAGTCGCATCCATCACCGAAGGCCTGCGCGCCAAAGGCATCAACCTGCTGACCGCCATCGGCTAAAGCCAGACGCCCGCCGCCACACCACCCCGCAAGCCCCACAAAACCCCCAGAAAGCCCGCCCCATGGACATTTTTACCACCGCCGTCTTGAACCGCGTTGTCGCCGAACTGCCGCAACCCGTGCCCTTCATCCTCAACAGCTTTTTCCCCACGGTGCAAACCGAAACCAGCGAAGAAATCCACTTCGACATCGACACCAGCCGTCGCCGCCTCAGCCCCTTTGTCGCCCCCATCGTGCAAGGCAAAGTGGTGATCGACAAGGGCTACATCACCAAAACCTTCACTCCAGCCTACATCAAAGACAAGCGCGTATTTGATGCCACCCGCCCATTCAAGCGCACCATCGGCGAAAAAATCGGCGGCAGCCTCGAACCCATGCAGCGCCTGCAAGCCGCCCTGGCCACCAGCATGGCCGACCAGATCGCCATGCTCACCCGCCGTCAGGAAGTCATGGCCATCGAAGCCCTGCGCACCGGTGCCATCACCATCACAGGCGACCTATACCCGACCGCCTCGGTAAGTTTTGGCCGCGATGCCGCCCTGACACCAGCCACCCTCACCAGCACCGCCGCCTGGACCAATGCCGCATCCACACCCCTTGATGATTTGCAAACCTGGTCGATGCTGGTCACCGAAAAATCTGGCAGCAAAGCCAACACCGTGGTGATGGACGTCAACGCCTGGAAAGCCTTCAGCAAAAACGCCGACGTTCTAAAACTCCTCGACCGCTTCCGTGGCCGCGACCAGCTCAACCCAACCGTCACCGGCGAAGGTGCCCGCTACATGGGCAACATTGGCGACTTTGACATTTGGGTTTATGCCGGCTGGTACGAGCACCCCGACACCGCAGCCATCACCCCTTACCTGCCCGCCAACACCGTGCTGGTGCTCGGCCCAGACATCGAAGGCGTGCGCGCCTATGGGGCCATCAAAGACGAATCCGCCGGCCTGCAGGCGCTGCCGTACTACATCAAAAGCTGGGTTGATCAAGACCCCGCCGTGCGCTACCTCATGCTGCAAAGCGCGCCGCTCATCGTGCCCTACCGGCCCAACGCCTCGCTGTGCGCCACCGTAGCCTAACTTAGCAGCGCCGCCCGCCATGCCCGCCGCACCCCCCGTTTTTGCCCAGGCCATCGCCGACATGGTCAGCCACCTGGTGCCCATGCTCGCCAACACGCTGGCCACCATTGATGGCGTGCCGGTGCAAGGCCTGTTCCAAAACGAGCACACCCTGCAGCAGTATGGCGACCAAATCGGTTACGAATCAGCCCGCCCAACCCTCACCGTGCCCAGCACATCCGTGCCCAGCCCGGCAGTCGGTGCCGCAGTCTGCATCGGTGATGACGATTACATCGTCTTGCCGAACAAATCGCCACCCGCCTGCGCACCCAGTTGCTGCTGCAGGCAGGCAGCTTGGGTGCCATACCGGTATTCACCACACCGGCATCAATCAGCCAGGATGACAAACTGCCCGCCCCGTGCATCTTTGTCACCCTGGAGTCCCATGCAGTAACCGAATCCCCCAGCACCGGCCACCCGGTACGCCTGAGCCAAAACTGGCAAATCACCGCCTGTGTGCGCGCCCAGGTAGCCAGCCCGGCAGGCCATACCGCCTTGGCCAAACTGGGCAGCATGGCCGACCTGATCATCACCAGCCTGATCGGCTGGCGGCCCGACGCCAGCAAAAAGCCACTCACCATCACCGGCGGCCAAAAACCAAGCATCGAAGACGGGCACCACTTTTTGCCCATCGTCTTTGAGTCCGAGATCGTCTATCACAAAGCCGCCGTGTAACCCACCCGCACCACCCTTTTTTTTGAGAGCACCACCATGACCGACACCGTCTATTACCCCTACCTTGGCAGCGGCAAAATCTACGCCAAAACCGCAGGCGCTGCTGCTGGCCTGATGGAGCTTGGCAACGCCAGCAAGCTCGAACTCGCCATCAAAGAAGACAAGCAAAAGCTGCAAGACTTCAGCAAACCCGGTGGCGGCACCTACGCCACCGTCAGCCGCGTCAGCGAGGCCACACTCAGCATGACCCTCAACGACCTTAACAAAACCAACGTCGCGCGCGCCATCTTTGGCACCGAATCCGCCGTC